TCCTCGCAGACTTTCATCTCAAGGATCAGGGTTTCCATCAGGTTCACAGCGTCCGAGCACAGCCGCCAGTCCTCTGTCGTTGGCTCTGGGGCCTTCTCCAGCGCGTGCAGGCCCTCGTACATGCGCAGCAGTTGATACTGGCGCTTCTCGGCTGGCAGCGGCTCTGTGGGGCTGGCCATCAGCTCGTCCATCATGCTGTAGACCTTCTGGGCGCGTCTGATCTGGCGCTTTCTCATGCCAGCCCCTCAGTGATGCGGTGCGCAGGTCACATCCACCACGACCTCAGTGGTGAATCCGTTGATCTTGCGCTTGCCGTAGAGCACTACAGCACGCAGGCCGCTGGTCGTGCAATCCTTGATGGCCACGATGGTCTCGTTTCTGGTCATCGGCTGCACTTGCTTGTCGACCAACAGCTCTTGATTGACCGACTTGGTCTCGCTCGTCAGGCTTGAGCAGCCAGTGGTGATTAAGCCAGCAGCGCATAAAGCAATCAATGTCAGCATCCTTTTCTCCATGTCGTTCTCCTAGTAGTCAAATGAAATGCGAACGTCTGCAATCCAGACGCAGATCATGAAGTCGTAGCCATCGACAAAGCCGATGGCGAACACTGGCCAGCGGTGCTGGAAGAATTGAAAGCTGACTGACAGTTTTTTTCTCATGGGAAACTCCTTCAAGGTTGGTCTGTTATTTTTGTTTTTTCACTGCATCCTGCTCAAGCCCACGCTTGATGTAGTGCGTGATCTGGGCAGCAATCGTGCGCTCGTTCAAGTCCGCACGCTCCCTGATCTGCTCGCGCAGTTCTTCGGTTAGGCGAATGGACATGAACACCCGTTTGACGGTGTCTGGGTTGGGCTTGGTCATTCGATGATCTCCCAATCGTCTGAAAGCATGTCGGTCTGAGAGGCCAGCCAGCCACACAGCATGGCGCGTCGGCCTTCAGAGTTGGTCGTCCACATGTCGATGTGCGGCAAGATTTCGCAGTGTGAATGCTCGGGCAGTGCCTTGGCATAAGGCGTGTTCGGGCGAAGCTCTACGGTCGGTGTGCCTGGCACCAACACAAGCCACATGCCTTTGCCGTTCCAGCCTCTGCGTGCAACCTTCTGGCCGTTTTTTAACGCTGCGATGGCCAAGCCAAAGCTCATGCCATTGGTGGGCTTGTAGGCTCGGTCAAACACTTCAGCAGGAGACCACGAGATGTAGCCTTCAAAGTCTGGGTGGTTTGCTTTGCCGCCATCAATGTATTCAACCAAATAGCCTTCGTCTGCGCCGTTTTCGTCGGCGGGCAGTTGCCAGCCGCGCAGATCGTTATAGGCCTGCCGAGTCATGGGCTTGGCGTTGATTTCTTTGACTCCGATATAACGCTTCATGCTGCAGCCTCCTCAAACATATCTGCCGTGGCCGGGCCGCCTGCAAGCTCAATGGGGTGGCCAGCAGTCAGCAAGCCGACCAGATCGTCTTGGCCTGCCACCTCAATGTCAAAGCGCGTCTGCGCAGCGTGCCGGATGGCCTGCGCCTGGTTGCCTGCGCGGATCAGGCGGTGCTTGTTGGTCTCGGTGTCCGTGACCAGATAGATTCGAGTCGTGCTCATAGTTTGTCCTTGTGTTGTTCATAAAAGGCGCTGATTTTTGCCTTAGCATCCTCAGCACCTTTTCCCACTATACACCAATATTTAACACCTTCCAAGTAAGCAATCCAGTCCTTTTGTTCAGCACTCAGGCTGCCGCCTTTGACCCGCTTCATCTCGACCCACAGGCCCCAGGCTGGGATGAAAAGGTCGGGCACGCCAGAACTTGTCCCGGTGGCCTTCAGCTTGGCTGCGACTGCCGGGTGGCGGTGTCCGCCGTTGGGGATGGCAAAGATTCGAACGCCTGCGAAAGTTCGCCTGAACCACTGCACCAGCATCATTTGCTCGTGGTCTTCGCTTGGGATTTTTTCGTCGGTCAAAACGGTATCTCCTGCTCCCACTTGTCGCAGGCATCCACGCTGGCCGCAAAGTCCTCTGGTGGCGTCATGAAGAACTCGGTGCACAGACCATCGACCCCGTAGTGCTCACAGGTGTGGCAGCACTTCGGCGGGCCAGCTTTGACCCACTCGCGCCACTGGATCAGGAATTCGGGTTCTTGGGGTCTGGTGGTCATGCTTCGCTCCTGACTGGATTCCTGTCCACGTTGACACACCAATCGCGCAAACCCAATGCGTCACATAAGGCATGGTGCGGATTGCTGGAAACCGTATCGACGCGCAAAACCTGCATGGTCAGTGGTGGCGTGTTCAGCCTTGTCCCTGGCCCAGTGATCAAGACTTTGCAAAACCACATGATGTCCTCTGGCCAGTCGGCAACGATGTGCACAGAGTCAAACTGGCGCAGGAATATTTCAAGCTGCTCTTGCAGGCTTTCCAACGTGATCCACGGCTTGCCAAGTTTCGGCATCACGTTCTCAGCCACCCATGGATCTGGATTGTCGCAACCAAGCACCTCATAAAAAGACCGGCCATCCTCTGCAACAAGCCCAAGCGAGATCAAATCGCCGCCGTAACTGTTCCACTCTCCGTCAATGAAAATTCTCATCTCTTTCTCCTTTGTTCATGCTTCCACCAAAAATAAGACATCACCCTTGCGTCCAACTCCCACGCAGGCACATCGGTCAGCACCTTTTGATGCGTGCGAAAACGCCTGAGCGCCTTCTCAAGTATTTGCCGCACGCGCTCTTGCGTGCGCCCCATCTCAACGCCTGCCTCGCGCAGCGTGCAGTTGTCCAGCACGCACAAGGCAATGGCCTGCTCCTCAGCCTCGGTCAACGGTGTGACCTCGACCAGCCTTCTGGCAAAGTCCTGCGCCAGCACAAGCTCGGGGTCGGTGGCTGTCGGCCAGTAGGTGTCCACAGCCTCGCAAGGCTCCGGCTCCACGTCCCGGCTGTACCAGATCGCCTTGACCTCGGAAGGCAGCTTGGCCACGCCTAGCTTGCCATAGTGCTGGCCCCTGCTCACGCCCAGCTCCGCTTGATCACCCGGTGAAACTTCCCGTCCATGCGGTACTCGATCGTCTTGGGTGGCGCTGAGTTGCTCATCTGCACCGACAGGTAGTCCAGCCCCTGCTCGCCTTCCAAGTTGGCTGCCTCGGCCAGATTCGCGCCCGATGAGTTGGCCATCTTGAACAACTGCTGCATGGCCCTCTGTCCTGCATACCCATCGTGCAATATCGGCAAGTACTCGGTGATCGGCTTGTCCGAAAGACTGCCGTAATAGGTGCAGGCCAGCATCATCTTTCCGCTGGCGCGGCTCGTGTGGATGCGCCAGTTCCAGCTGCTGACCTCGACCTCTTGTCCTTCCAATCCCATGATGTCCACATCGCGCAGTTCCAGCTTCTTCTTCTCTGGCTCCGGGAAGGCATGACCGCAGGCAGGGCAGGCCATGGCGCTGATGTGCACCAGTTCCCCGCAGTTGTCGCACACCTTGACCGGTGCCTCGCCGTTGCCATCCCCGCCGCGCTTGGGGGGCTGCACGTTGGTGATCGGGCCGTGCGTCTCGACCACGCCTGCAAAGTCCAGCACCAGGCAATGATCGGTGTGGCTCTTGGGGCGCATGCCGCGCCCGGCCATCTGCACATAGAGGCTGGCCGACATGGTGGGTCGCAGCATGGCGATCAGGTCGATGTCGGGGTAATCAAAGCCGGTGGTCAGCACGTTGGCATTGGTCAGCGCACGCAGCTTGCCTGCCTTGTAGTTGGCCAGAATCTGCTCGCGCTCTTTCTTCGGTGTCTCGCCTGTCACGCACTCGGTCGGCACGCCGTGGCTGTTCAACACATCGCAGACCCGCTGCGCGTGCTTCACGCCTGTGCAGAAGAACAGCCATGCCCGTCTATCTTGTGCCAGGGTGATAACCTCGCGCACCACGCGCTCGTTGTTGTCGTCCGTGTCCACAGCCGCTTGCAACTCGCTCTCGATGAACTCGCCGCCCCGCTTGTGCACCCCGCTGGTGTCCAGGCGCTGTTTGGTGATTTTGCTGCGCAGGGTTGCCAAGTGGCCTTTGAAGATCAGCTCCTCGATGCTGACCGGCTCGATCAAAGCATCGAACATCGCAGGCTTGTCCGTGATCAGGCCATGCCCCAATCTGTAAGGTGTGGCCGTAAGCCCCACCACCCGCAGGCCTGGATTGATGGCCAGCAACTCGCCCAGAAAATGCCGGTAGCCACCCTCGTCTTTGTGGTTGACCAGATGGCACTCGTCGATGATGACCAGATCAATGTGGCCGATCTGCTTGGCCTTCTTGCGCACCGACTGGATGCCTGCAAAGGTGATCGGCTCGCCTAGTTGCCGCTTGCCGATACTGGCGCTGTAGATGCCCATGGGCGCACCCGGCCAATGCTGGCGCATCTTCTCGGCATTCTGCTCGATCAATTCTTTGACGTGCGTGAGCATGAGAATCTGCGTCTCTGGCCAAGTCTGCAAGGCATCTTTGCACAGCGCTGCCACGATGTGGCTCTTGCCAGACCCTGTGGGCAGCACCAGGCAAGGGTTGCCCTTGTTGCCTGCCTCGAACCACGCATACAGCTGGTCGATGGTTCGTTGCTGGTAGTCACGGAGCATTGTTTCCCCTTGCGCGGATAGCTACGGCGCAATCGAAGCCTGTGTACAACACCATGTCATCACACACCTTCGCGCATTCCTCGCGCTCTGCTGTAACAGCTTTGACAATCCATTCGTCAACCTGCCACGTCAATTCGCGCAGCAAATCCTCAGTCGTATCGCCATGTCCAGTGGCATAGCCGCGCTGCATCATCCATTGCGCCACCTTCTCGCGCTCTGCTGCGGCGACAAGGGCGGCAAAGTGTTCAAGGTCTTCAAGCCAAACGCCATCGGACATCGGGCTTCGCAACTCCTCCACGTGTTCGAGATGTTCTATGCCAGCCTCCCGCGCCATGCGAATAATGTCTTCTCTTGTCATCCCACAATCCTTCCGCCAAAGTCGCGCCGAATGTCGGCAATGAACTTGTCCCCGCTGGCGCAGGCTGTTGCATTGGCCAGCAACTCCTTGCTGCTGTACACGCCCTCTTGCTCTGGGTCGCCGTTGGCAAGATTCACCCCGTTGATCTCATAGACCGCAGTCCATTCGTTTGGGCCATCCTTCATCTGCCAAGGCACCAGATCGGGATGCAGCACATGGCTTTCGCACCCTTCGTGCTGCGCCTTCACCGGGATGGTGTCGTCCCACTTCGCGCAGTGCCATGTGCTGTCCTGCTTGGCCGTGCTGTGGGCGCAGGTGCGGCAGTTGGCGTGCTGCGTCATGTGCGTCTCGTGGCAAAACGCATAAGCCGGGCAGAACTTGCACTGGTACCAGCTTGGGTCGCTGCTGATCGGCTCGGGCATCCTGTCGGCCAAGGCAATGCGCTGGCCACGCTCGACCAGCTTTTCAGCCAGCGCCTTGTCGTATTTCACGCGCTCGGTGTAGATGCGGTCGTCGTCCTTGCAGACCGCCACATACAAAGCCCGGTCAATGTCGGTGCCGTGCATGTAGACCTGCATCTGGCCAAAGTGCTGTGGCTTGGACTTCTCAACGCCGTGCTTCTCTAGATCGTCAAACGACTTCTTGCTGTGGGTTTTGAACTCGACAACGTGCCGGGCCTTGGGCGCTTCAGGCACGCCTCGCTCGATGATTCCGTCCATGCTGCCTGAGACGTGCGAACCGAAGTCCACGCGCTGCTGTGCGCCCGTGGTGCCGCGCACATCCATGCCAATGGCTCGCAGGTCGGACACGATGGTGGCCTCCTCCATCTGGCCCCTGCGAAACAGCCGCAGGATGCGACCGGGGAATTTCTCCTGTACCGCCCAGCGAAAAGACAGCCACAACCACCTGTCGCAAGGGTGGCCAAGCATGGACGCGCCCAGGTGAGGCCGTGGCCCCTCCTGTTTGCTCTCGTGGTATTTGTCAATCAGGGCCGTGATGCTATTATCTGGCTCGGGGATTTTCATGATCTCTACTCCTTCAAGGTTGGGCAGCCCGGTTCTCTCACGAGACCGGGCTTTTTTTTGATCAGCGCTTTGCCCAAGGTGGCGCAGCCTTGCCGGACGCTGCCGGTGCTGCTGCCGCCGTTTGTGCTGGCGCTGATGCCGCCGCAGGCGTGGGCACGCTGCCGCTGGTCGCCTTAAATCCCTTGACATCGTTGTTCGGCGCGTAGCCTTCCTGCGTGCGAATCTCCAGCTTGATCTGCAGGCTGCCGCCAATCAGCTGGTCGGTGTCGGTGACCTTGGCCAGACCGATCGCTCGCATGATCTCGCCCAGTTGCTGGCGACCAATCTCCTCCGCTTTGGGGTTGGGGTTCTTGATGTTCAAGTTACCAAACACCACCCGCCCTTGGTGGGTCGGGCCGGTAATGTCGTAGCGCACTGCAATGTACTGGCCGTTGCCAGCCTTGGTGCTCTTGAGTTCAGCGCCGGTGATGTTGGCGTGGTACCAGCCGGGTGGCAAGGGGTCAAAGTTGCCGTTGCCTTGTGGCAGCTCGTTGACGTCGTAGGTTTCGTTCAAAAATGCCATGGTGTTTACTCCTTGATAGTGGCGTGGGTGATGGTGAAAGATGCTCGGCCAGGCTTGGCCGTGATTGCTGGTGCCAAAGGCCCGGTGATGGCCTCGTTTGCTGCCTTCCATGCTGCCATGTTCAGGTCTGGTTTCCAGCGGAAGAGACTGGAAAGATGCTCGCTTAAGCCGTGCTCGGCTGCAAGCTCTTGCAGCTTGTCGCTGTCGACCTTGCGGTCGATCCGACCGACGATCTTGATGGTGAACATCTCAGGCGCGACCGTCTCGGTGCCTTCAAAATTCTCAGCAATGCCGCACAGCGACTTGATGCGATCCTCGATCTTGCGCCGGTCTGCCGTGGCTGTGGCCTCGTCCTCTTTCGCCTTGATCCACATTTGCGACAGCTCGTTCAGGTCGCTGGTTGTGA